GCTTTTCAACTTCATCCTCGCTGCGACTATCTTAGGAGAGCGATGAATGGTGGCTACAAGTATCGGAGATTACAAATTGTGGGGACGGAGAGATACACCGACACGCCGGAGAAGAATAAGTTCTCCCATGTCTCGGATGCTCTACAATACTTGTGCCTAGCGCTAAAAGATCTAACTGGTTATAGTGAGAAAGTGAAAGAACAACTTAATATGGCGATACAACAACAATTCGAGCGGAGGATGGTGGGATGAGTTTTAAAATAACATTAAACAGTGGCATGATTATTAAAACAGAGACACTAGAAATTGAGAGACTTAAAAAAGCAATAGAAAAAGGAAAGGTTTATACTTTACCAACTGGTTTTGTAATAAATAGTCGGGCTATAGAGCTTGTAGAAGAGATAATAGAGAAAAAAGCACCAGTTAAAAAGCACCAGTTAAAAAAGCACCAGTTAAAAAAAGCGTCAATTAAAGAGGAGACTAAGAAAAAATGAAGTATTATGCGCTATTAACTTCAGGAGACAAAGTAGCTTTATCAGAGAAAGAATTTGAGGGTACCAAGGCGAGAACGCAACGCGGCATTTATAAAAATATCCCACTGGAAAACGGTGGTGTTATTATAGCGTCAGCTATAGTTTTTTTAGGGGTTTCTGAACCAACTAAAAAAGCCAAGGAATCAATAAATAAGGCTAAATAATTATGTCAAACTTCTACGATGACTTTAATGAGCTAACGAAAGAAGAAAAGTTAAGCACGATTAAAGAACTGCGTGATAATGCTTGGTACAGCAATTTAGCATGGCTAGAAGAAGCACAACAGTGCCATAGGTTTAAAGCGGGAGACCAATGGTCAGAGGACGAAAAATTTAAACTGAAGCTACAAAACAGAGAGCCTTTGGTCTGGAATTACATTCATTCAGCTGTAGAATTAGTCTCTGGAACTCTATCTCAAAATCCTGTTAGGATATACCCTTACCCTATGGAGCGCTCAGATGATTTTCTATGCGAGGTCTTGGAAGACTTAGTCACTTATGTAGATGAAAATCAATGCAATGCAGAAGTAGAAGAAATGAAAGCCTTTGAGTCAGGTGTTATTACTGGTGTTGGTGATGTAGTTATAGATGTGGGACCCCACCCCGACAATCCAAACGAAATTGAATTTTATGAACACTCTTTGGAAGCGTATGAAGTTTTGGTAGACCCAATGTGCAGAAAGATGGATTTATCGGACGCCCGGCATATTTTTTACGAGAAATGGATAACTATAGAAGATTTTAAAGTCAGATATCCACAGCACATAAAAGATTTAGAAGAAATATTCACGGTAGTACCAGAGTCCAATAATGACCCGGAAGCAGAAACTTATGATGGGGGCTACGCAGAATCACCTTTCGAATATTATGATGAAGCCAATAAACGAATTCTAGTAGTCCATTATGAGTATAAACAGGCGTATAAACGATATTATTTTCAAAATGAAACCGAGTCTACTGAGATAGATAAAGAGCAGGCTAAAGCTTTAAAAGCAGCAGGCCAAAATATTTTAGAGATATATGATACTAAAGTTAATTGGGTACATTATATACATGACCGGATTTTGTGGGAAGGTGACTCTCCGGTTTATAAAAAGAATTTTTCTTTGTGTAGAATGCAAGTGTACCAAGACCGGTCTACAAGGCAATCAAAACCTTATGGTGTAGTGAAATTAATGGTAGATCCCCAAAAAGAATGTAATCGGCGCTGGATGCACGCAATTCGTCTTCTCGGGGCCCAAGGCGCAGGGGTCATGGCCGAGGCAGACGCCTTCCACGACATAACGCAAGCGCAGGACTCATGGAGTGACCCCGACGCCATCACCTTTATGGCAAAAGGCGGCTTAAATAAGGTTAGAGAAAAAACGGTTCCGGATTTTCCAGCTGCACCTATACAATTAGAAACTCTGAATCAGGAAGCTATGAAAAGGATATCGGGTATTAATCCTGATTTAATGGGGATAGCGCAGCAACGACGGGAACCAGGCATCAATTTAAAACTGAGACAGCAACAAGGTTTAACGATGCTGGCAAAGATATTTAACAATTATAAAGCAATGCGCAAAGAAATATATAAACGCAAATTGGAAGTTATAACTCGTTATATGCCAGACGCGCAGATAAGAAAAATACTCGGTGAGACAGAAAAATATACTTTTCAGCAAGGCTATATTATCGACCAAAAGCGCGGTTTAGTAGCCCCAATTCGAGCAGTCCGAGATTTAGGGTATAATGTGCGTATAGAAGATGCTCCAGGCGGTATCAATAAGACTATGGCTGAGTTATCAGTAATGTTAGAAATGATGCAGTCAGGCATGCCTATGGACCCCAATACTATAATTGATAAATTAGACCTTTCACCAAAAGAGAAATGGGACTGGAAAAATTACATAGCTGAAGAGCAACAGCAAGACCAAGAAGCTCAGCAACAGGATGCTCAGTTGCGAGCGCAAGATCAGCAAATGAAGATGCAAATGGAACAAATGAAACTGCAGATACAGCAAATGAAAATCGAGCAAGATAATCAAACTAAACTCCTGGTTAGTACTCAACAAACTGAGCAACAAGAACGCGATTCACGCAGAGATTTTGCAGTAAAAGCAGCTGAATTAGAAAAGATGGAGCAAGACGATGCTTTCAATATGTTAGTGGAACTTGCCCGCACAAATATAACCAAAGAATCTAATACCGCGACGCCGGCGCATTTAAAGGGCGCAGATGCAGCTAGTGCAGTAAACTAGCAAGGGAGATACTATGAGTGATGATTTAACAGCCGAAGAATTAGAGGTACAGAGAGACACTGAGGTTAATGAGGAGGGTATCGACAATCTTGAGAATGATGATGTAGACCCAGAAGATGAAGACGTCGATACCGATGAGGATTTGGAAGATGATGATGAAAAAACGGGAGAAAAAGTAGCGTCGACTCCGGACGATTCAGAAGATCTGAAAACCCGACTCGAAGAACTTGAGGTAACTAACCGAGGTTTAATTAAATCTTTATCTGCCCAAAGAGGCCTGAGACAAGATTTACAGGAACAATTAGACGATATTAAAAATGCTATAGCAGAAGCAAAGCTTGCAGGTGCTGCAGATACAGATACAGATGTTGACCTGGAAACGGAGAATGCAATTGATCAAATTTCGTCCAATATTCCAGTTGAGTTTGACGACGATGGTAATATGTATATAGAGCCAAAGTATTTAAAACCCGACAATACCAGTGTTAAAAGTCTTCAAGAAGAAATAAATAATCTCAAAGAGACCCTTAGTTCGAGGCAAGAGCAGGAACGAGAGCACCAGCAACTGCAAGCACTTTTATCTGAAAAAGACGGATATAAAACCGCGTACGAGCAAGTTAGTGAAGCGTGGACGGATCTTAAAGACAATGTCTTTGATGCCTACCTCGAAAAGAATAACTTAGCAGCTCCAAAGACTCCTGACCAGGCTATCGATATGATTATGGAATCAAAGGAGTTAACAACTGGTTTTAAGAAAAAATATCCCTCTTTAGACCTTGAAAGTGTTTTGGAAGCTAATCTGCTGGCTACTCCGCGGTATTTAAGGAAAGCTTTAGATGCAGCGATTCAAACGAATGATAGTTCAAATGAACAATTAAACCCCAATAAACCCGCTTCATTAGCGAATGCAAACTCAGGAGGCAGTGATACTCCAGAGTCCTTGTTAAATAAAGTAGCTGATATGTCAGTAGAAGACTACGAGAGTCTGGATGCAAGAACGATTGCAAAAATTGATAAGCTACTCGAGGCGGCTGGATAAAGGAACTGGGTATGAATATTACAGTTATGAGGGATAGAGACTTAAGCTCGATAAAGAAGACAATCCATCTTCTTTCCCTCGTATTTATTATGGATCAAATAGCGGGAGCTAAAGAAATGGAAACTAAAAAATGTAGTAGATGTAAATCTGTGAAAAATGTTACAGAGTTTCATAAATTGCGTAGTTCTAATGACGGTTTGCAACATCTATGTAAAGATTGTAAACGAGAAGCAAATAGGGAAACTGAAGCGCGAAATAACGGAGTTAAAATACCTTATAAAAGCGACTTAGTAAGACTAAAAGCCACAGAAAAACGATGTTCAAAATGTAAAGAAATTAAGTTGAGAACAGAATTTGGAAAGGATAAACGAGCTAAAAGTGGGTTATACTGTTATTGTAAAAGTTGTACTAATAAACTTTCAATAAAATATAATCCATATAAGCGAGTAGGTAAAACTAAAGCCGAAATTGAACAAGGAAAACATTATTTTAATATGGCTAGTATGAAGCAAGATTTTGGGCTTACTGAAATCCAATTTCAGAGTATGATGAACGATCAAAAAGGATGTTGTGAGATATGCGGAAAAGATTTTAGCGAGTTATCACACAGAGCTCCAATTGATCATAATCATAATACTGGAAGTATAAGGGGCCTATTATGTACAAGATGCAATACGTTATTAGGGCACATAGAATTAAATGAGGGTCTATTACAAAATATAATTAATTATTTAAATAAGTATTCGGAGGTACTCCCATGAGTATGACAGAATTTGGCACGTCGTCCAGTCAAACGGTAAAAATATGGTCGAAAAAATGTTGGTATGAGGCGAAAAAAGGCGCTTTTTTCTTCAATAAGTTCCTTGGAACTAACGAAGATTCAATTATGTATATGGCAAAAAACCTCGAAAAAACAGCAGGAGATAATATAGTCTATGACCTTCTGGTCGAAATGGAAGGCGACGGTATTACCGGCGATAATGATCTCGAGGGCAACGAAGAAGCTCTGACTTTCTATCAGGATAATGTGAAGATTGATCAGTTGAGGCACGCACATATCTTCGGCAGAATGTCTCAACAGAGAACAATCCACAATCTCAGAAAAGATGGGCAGTGGGCTCTTTCTAGATGGTGGAGCAATAAGCTGGAAGAGTATATGTTTAGGTATCTTTGCGGCGATACTACATTGTCTTTCGCTGATAATACAGCTAGAGAATTCGACAGTAACCATGTGGTTTACTCAGGGGACGCAACTTCTGAAAGCGGTATAGGTAATAACGATCAGTTTACATTAGATGATATAGACTACGCAAAAGAATTAGCTACTACAGCAGATTATCCCATGCGACCAGTTAGAATTGACGGAGATGACTACTTTGTTGTAGTTCTGCATCCGTATTCAGTAACTGATTTAAGGTTGAGTATAGCCACAAGTACCTCAGGGATTAAATGGCATGAAATTCAGCAGTATGCTAATCAGCGTGGGTTAAAGAATCCTATTTTCACTGGCTCGTTGGGCGTCTATAATAAATGTATTATTTATGAGTCAAACCGCATTTATTCACCGCTGACTAATGTTCGTAGAAACTTGTTTCTTGGAGCGCAAGCTGGTGTTTTTGCACTTGGTAATGCTTATGATAAGATGGGCCAGAAAAAAGCGGGCTCTAATAACTACGTTTCTTGGGTTGAAGAGAATCGTGATTATAAAAATAAACGTGGTTTGGCGGCCGGTATGACATTCGGTATGCAAAAATGTCGTTTTGATTCACAGGATTTTGGAGTAATAACAATTCCAAGTTACGCTGCGGCTCATTAATCTATAAGTAAAAGGAGAAGTAAATAATGGCAACATATAATTTTTTTGATGGCTCGATAGAAGGGCAGATGGTTCCGCCTCAGATGGAAATAGGAACGAATCAAGTTACGGTATTGCGTAATGTTGTAGATTTCGCGTTACAAAATATAGATCAAAGTGCTGGCGATCTGGCGCAAGTTCTGCGTATCCCAGCTGATACTACGGTTCTTACTGCGGGTATTAGAGTTATCACCGGGGAAGCATCAACTACTGTTGATATAGGTGTAACTGGTACTAATATAGACCAGTGGGGAGATGCATTATCCGGAGCTACTGCTGGCGCAGTTCTCGGGCTTT